TCTTGTACAAATTTGGAGTTGTATTTGTCACCATAATAATCTTCTGATTTAATTTTTTCTGCTTCGGAGTAATCACCATCTTCTAGCATAGATCCTGATTCTTTTGGTTCGCTAGTGCTTGCTTGTTCCTGCTGTTCTAAAGGTTCCATATCGCTACGCACCTTCATTACTGCATCACCCAATCCAAGCAGTGATTTTAATTCTTCTTGAATTTGATACGCACTGGCTGGACGCTCAGTGGTAAATTCTATTACATGGACTTCATGTCCACGTGCCTGTGGGAAATCATAAGGAGCACTTTGTAGCATTAATCTTTTAGGTGCTTGTACAGTTTTTACTTCATACTTTGCTAAATGTCTTTCAATACGATCTACTGATTCGTTATCAATCTCATTTATAAGTTTAATGCGGTAGGTGTAATCTCTCTTTGATTCCGTCAAATACTGTTTAAATGTTTTCATTGTACAACTCCGAACTTATAATTATTTATCATTTTCTTTCATCTTTTGCATGATTGAATCCAGCATTGATGCTCTATCGCCAATGAATTCACCTTCTACTTCAGTAGGTTCATCACTTCCTATCTTATGATCAAGTTTCTTTTCATCTAAATCTAGTTTTGCTTTACGCATCTGTAGTTCAATCATTTTTAATTTTTTATCCATTTTATGCTGTTTTGCTGTTAAGGCCGCTGTAAGCATTTTACTCGCACTATCAAATATAGGTGCGGCGTGTCTATCCTCCACGTTTTTTCCAAGATCACAAAGATCTTCAAACGTATTCATTGCTTTTGTAGCATATTCATCCATCTCTCTATCAAGTTCTTCTAACCCAATAACGGCAGGAAGTGAACCATCAATACGTTCTGTCATATCTAGTTTACCCTGTACCAAAGCAATTTCTTCCTGTGATTCCTCTACAGTAGGAAGTGTTTCTTCTATTTCATCAGGAATTCTAACTTCTTCAATAGGTGGTAACCCTAATTCTTCTTCTAATCTTTTTGTCATCTTTTTCTCTGCTGTGGTTTATTATATATTTCTCTTTCTGTAATTACACGAAAACCTAGTCCTTGATTCTTACACCAAGCTCTGGCGGCCTCCCATTTTGCTTGATTCACCACTGCGGCCGCTTTTTGTTGCATACCACGTGCTTCACCTAATGTTTGTCCACTTGGTTTAACTTCTATCATTTCTGCTTTTTTATTTTTATTTTTATCTTCATATACCATTAAAAAATCAGGAACATATGTTGTTTGTTTTCCTGTAATTGGATTTCTATAAGGTATTCTATGTGTCTCACTGCCCCATGCAATTACATTAGGGTGTGCATCAGCCATTCTCATAACAGCTAATTCCCATCCACTTCTATAACGTGGCGCCCTTTTACCTACATATTTGGTAGGATTATTGGGTGTAAATATACCTTGTTGAAACTTCTTTGCCATACTACTATTTAGTTAGGCAAACCTACGCTGTAGTTGGATTTTCTATTGCGTCTGTGATCTGTTGTCTGACGTCATTTGCTGTACCCGCATCAGTCTTTACATGGTATCCTTCATACTGAATTTGTAAAGTATATTGTACTGCACCACTATCACTATAATCTAATGTATCACCATCGACATTAGAAATAACAGGATTACGCAAAACAATTACGTTAGCGTCACCTGTTGTATTAAGTCTTACTATCTTTAGATTTTTAAAATAATATCTGTTATTTCGTAGTGTAAAACCTGTACCACTTGTACCAGATGTACCGCTAAAATTTTCAGATACAATATCATCAGCAAACTTTGCTTCAGCATTTCCCATCAAACCTGCATAGTAATATGCACTGGCTTGTTTAAGAAAACGTTCTACTTGTGCATCTCTATCATCATAGACACGCATTGTTACTGGAGAATAATCTATACCAGTTTGTATTAATCTCTTTTTATTGTATTGATTTTGTGCTGATACTCTAGAACTGTGACCAGGCATTGTAACACTTGCAATTCGTGTCATTGGTATGGTAGAAACGGAGGCAGTATCACCGCCTCCTAATTCCCATAAACACATAAACTGGAACTTGGTCCTAGGAAACAACGGCTGTACTGCATTAGATCCTGTGTTTACTCCGTAAACGTCGGTTGCAATGTCACCTAGAAACTTTCCCATTTGTTCCTATCCTAGATTACTGAGCGCCGTCAGTTGTAGCTGAGGATTCTCCGCCTGCAACAATACCAGCATTAGTTAGTTCATCTACTGCTGATTGTAAAATTGTGTGGCTTGCGTTATCGTAACGGATAGTTGCTGTTACCTGAACCATATCACTTGTGGAGTAGTTAAGGTCACCATACTGAATACTTGGGATAAAGCAACCAACTAATTCCCATTTATCAAGTACTGCGGCACCATTACTATCATTATCAAATGATCCATCAAGTGTAATAATTGTCATTTTAAATTTATAATCTGCACCAGATTTTGCAGATGCCTGTGTAGAGTGATTAACTTGCTTTGATAGCTGATGGTCTAATGATTTAATGACATTACCATCCATGTCGTCACGTAACACAAGTGTGATGTCTGACCAAGTATGCTTACCAGCCAAACGAATCTTCGAGTTATATGTATCTAATGTAATATCTTCATGATCTAGTTGTGGACGAGTGACACTAATAACATTTGTTGTTACAAGTGGCATTCCGTCACCACCACTACCTAAGCCTTCAAACTCTACCTTAAAACGATATTGTAGTTTCGGCATTAGTGTAGCAGAAGCATTATCAGTAGGTACACCAAAATTTGTAATTACAGCCATTTTAATCTCCTTTTAGAATAAATTCTTGCTATCTGTATTTATGCCAAATAGCAAGAAAATTTCAATTAATTTCTTTGACAGTTGATGCCTTTAATATCTTGTGGCGGCTGTGCAAAAGGCAGTACATCTAACAACCATTGTGTACTAATTGCTAGGTTTTCCTTTTGTGAATTGCCAGTCTCACCACGACTGTATAGATGAATACCACATGCTAAATGCACTGTTCCATCTTTGAAGCAAAAACCACTATGGATTTTGCGTGTGTTAACCGCATACCAACGACGTGGTTCAAATTTTACAATTTTTCCATCATGGATAAATGTAAATTCATTTAGATTACAGTTGTTCGCCCAGCAAATTAGACGTAGGCTATCGCCTAATATTTCGCCATTTGGCTTGACGGACTTCCACTTATCTCTATGTGGGTATAGGTAATCACCACTATCATAAAGCATACAACCTACTTCTGTTGCATTCTCTGGTAATCCCCAACCTTCTGGGACAAAGTTATATTCCCAACCACCTTTAGGACCATTTTCAGGACCTTTGATTTGATTATCTTTGGTTGGTCTTTGTCTTTTAATTAATTCAGGTCTGCTATTATATTCAATACATTGCTCAATAACATTGTCTGGAACCCAAGCATCAAGCTCAATAATATCACCTGCACTTTGGAATAACCATGTAGTAGTCATGTAAGGAATTTCTTTAGACTGAATATCTGTGAACATGTCCATATTTGAACTCCATTTTATTTTTAACGTTAAAAAAGGCATATTGCCTCATACATATTTATGTAAATCAGTCATAATAAAAGCGGGCAGTTAATTAAATGCCCGCTTTATAAATTTGTTATTAGCTAAGTTCGCCTGTGTTAACAATACGGATTGGAATGTAAATAAATTCTGCCGCTTTTGTTGGCTCAATCGCTACGTCAATGTATAGTTCATTTGCATCTATTCTTGCAGGTGTGTTATTTGTTTCATCACAAACCACTGCAAAGTCATATACACCACGTTGTGTAAGGATATTTGATAAGAATCCATCAAATGTTGCCTTAGCATTACGTCTTGTATTTGCATCATTTGGCTCAAATAAGTATGGTCTGCCAATTACTGCAAAGCGTTCTCTTAGATACGCTGTTAGACGTGCAACGTTTACACGGTCAAGAGCACTTGCACTTGCTGAAAGTGTTTTCTGTCCAAACAACATAATGCCTTCGCCAGGGAATCTAGCAATAGGATTTAGTTTGTTTTGGTACATTGCATCTCTGTCGCCCTGTGTTAGAGCTACTGGAACAAATTCACCTTCTGCATTTAAGTGACCAACGTTTGTTGCGTTTTGTACAATACCACGTGTTAGACCTGCTGGTGCAAACCATTGGAATGCAACTTGGTCATTATACGCATAAGAGTATAGTACTACATGTGATGCTGGTACAACAACGTTTTTACCACTTACTGGATCACTTGCAAACGCACTTGGGTAATATGTAGCACCGTAAATATTGCTACTTACTAGTCCTTTTTCGCCATTTGCTGTTGCATTTGTACCTTGTACCCATGAAATCGCTTCAGTTGGTGTTAGACGGAATGGTGAGTCAACGATTACAAAAGCAGTTTCATTTCTGTCACTGTTTAATGTAAACATCT